GACGGTTTACAGCATTCCGCTTTATTCCGGAGCGCAACAGTTTCAGGTGTCCCTTGAAGACCGGACTGTCCAGATCCGCCTGATCTGGCGCGAAGCCGAGGGGGGCGGGTGGTTTATGGACATCCTGGAAAGTGATGGTGTGACCGTCATCATCGCCGGATTGCCATTGCGGTGCGGCCACAATCTGCTTGAACAATACCAATATCTCGGACTCGGAAAAATGATGTGTCTGATCGACGGTGATGACAGCAGGGATCCGGACTACGAGGATATGGGATCAAACCTCCAGTTGTACTGGACATCATGGCAAGACAATACAAACGATACTGCAAGCTGATCGTAGCCGTAGACGGCAGCAACGAAAAGGCATTTGATTTTTCGGAATACCGGATTGTTTTCCATGTCGATCAGGCGTATACCGGACAGCCTTGTACCGCCAATATCAAGGTGTACAACGTGCCACAATCCATTGCCAACCAAATCAAACAGGAAAGTCAGGCTGTTATTCTGGATGCCGGGTATGAAGAAAACCATGCCGTGATTTTCAAGGGACAACTTGTACAGCGTTACCGTGGCCGGGAAAACCAGACCGATACCTACTTGCAGATCATTGCATCAACAGGAGATACTGCACACCGCTATGGCGTGGTCAACGTGTCCTTGAGAGCGGGGGCGACACCGGAAGACATCTACAACGAAATCGCGAGGGTTTACGGAAATTTCGGTATCGAAAAAGGAAACATGCCTGAATTGCCGAAAACGGAACTCCCCAGAGGCAAGGTGATATATCAGGCCGCCAAAAGTGCTCTGGAAAATTTTTCCAAAACACACGCCATGCAGTGGAGTTATGAACAGAACAGGCTGGTTTGCGTTCCGGTCAAAGGAACGACGGAAGATGATCCCATTACCGTCAATTACAGAACCGGACTGATCGGAATGCCTGTCATGACAATAGGTGGATTGCAGCTCTCGATGCTGTTGCGTCCTGAAATACGTACACTCGGTAGTGTGATCAAACTGAACAACGACGATATCCAGTACACCCCGGACAGCGGGGCTTATGGCGATACCGTAAACAATGAACGTAAACAGGAATCCTGGACGATTGATGCGGATGGTCTGTACAAGGTGATTTCCAGAACACATGTGGGCGATACACGAGGCCAAGTCTGGCAGACCGACCTGATTTGTACAGGGATCAACGCCACGTTACAGCCTGTTTCTGGTGTGGTAATCAACGGAGTAAGCAATCAATGATTGAAGACAGAGAACGCCTGAATTCAGGTTTGGATGTCATCATGACGGCCATCGACGCCAACCGTGCCGACATCTGGACATCGTTACCCGGCATCATCCAGTCGTTCGATCCGGCTGCCGTGACGGCCAGCGTCCAGCCGGCCATTACCGGAGTCGTCACGCAACAGGACGGAACCAATCAGGCGGTCAGATTGCCGTTGCTGCTGGATTGTCCGGTCGTGTTTCCGCGTGGCGGGGGATGTACACTGACCTTTCCGGTCAAATCCGGAGACGAGTGTCTGATCATCTTCGCCTCGCGCTGCATCGATGCCTGGTGGCAGTCCGGCGGGGTACAGGTGCCGATGGAAATGCGGATGCACGACCTGTCGGATGGTTTTGTGCTTGTCGGCCCCATGTCGCAGGTCAAAAAAATCGGCAACATCAGTACGACCGACGTGCAATTACGCAGCGACGACGGACAGGCCTTTATCGGGATCAATCCATCCAGCCATGACATCACCCTGTCCACGACCGGAAACATCGCCATGCAGGCAATGGGTGACATCACCATGCAAGCCGAAAATATCAATATGACCGCCAGCAAAATCACGATGGATACGCCGCTGGTCGAGATTACCGGGTCGATTGGTCAAACAGGCGAAAAAGGTAGCGGTGCCAAATTTACCGGCGGCATCGAAAACACTGGCGGAACAACATCAAGTAACGGCATCGTCGTGGAAACGCACCTGCACCCGGGTGTCGAACCGGGCGGATCGAATACCGGAACACCTATATAAAACCATCCATGAAAGTACGCAAACTCAATGCTGACGGCGAACCGGCCTACGGCAGGGGAAGACTCGACTATCTCGAGGACTCGCCGGAAATGGTAGCCCAGAACGTCATGACACGGCTGGAACTCAAAACCGGCGAATGGTTTCTGGACATCTATGAGGGTACCCCTTATGCCGAACAGATTCTCGGGGAACACAAAAAAGACCTGTACGACATGGCGATCCGTAAACGGATCACGGAAACACCGGGCGTGATACAAATCGAGAGCTATGCCAGCCAGCTTGACCCGGACACCCGCAGGCTGACCGTAGAGGCTACGGTCGATACGGATTACGGAACAAAGGAAATACGGAACACATTATGACGCTGATTGCACAAATCACAGACGAAGGTGTTATTGCTCCCACGTATGAAGAAGTCCTGTCCGAATGCCAGGAAAAATTCCGTGTCATTTACGGCCAGGATATCAATCTGGATGCAGATACCGCTGACGGCCAGATGGTGGCGATATGGGCCAAATCCATCCACGATGCCAACGCCCGGATTGTAGCGTCTCACGCCGGTTATTCGCCCTCTACCGCGTCCGGCACAACTCTGTCCAGTGTTGTCAAAACGAACGGCATTACCCGCTATGTCGCCACCCGATCCACGGCGGATGTCCGGCTGATCGGACAAGCCGGAACCGTCATCACCGGGGGCATTGTCGAGGACACAAGCGGATATCGCTGGCAGTTGCCGGATCGGGTCGTGATCCCGGTCAACGGAGAGATCACCGTTACAACCACCTGCCAGACAGACGGCAGCATTGCCGCCTCACCGGACACCATCACCCGGATCATCACCCCTACACTGGGGTGGCAATCCGTCACCAATCCCGACGCGGCCGCCGAAGGCAGTCCGGTCGAAACCGACGCACAATTGCGGAAAAGGCAGGCCAAGGCGGTCGCCTTGCCGAGTCGCAGCGTCATGGATGGCATTATCGCTGGAATCGATGCCATCAGTGGAGTTGTCGATATCAACTGGGATGAAAACGATACCGGCGAAACGAACGAAAACGGCGTGCCGGGACATAGTGTCGCGGTCATCGTGGATGGGGGCGACTCGCAGGAAATCGCCAGAACATTGCTCCTGAAAAAAGGGCCGGGAACCGGAACATGGGGAGACACGAGCGTTACCGTCACCGATCAATACGGCCTGGCAAACACCATCCGTTTTTCCAGGCCGGATATCGTGCCGGTCAAAGTACAAGTCACGATCCAGCCTTTGTCTGGATATGAGACCGATATCGGAAACGAGATCAAACAGGCGGTTGCCGATTACATCAATGCTCTTAAAATCGGCGAAAGCATCATCTGCACCCGCCTCTATCTGCCCGCAAGCCTGTGCGGAACCGACCGTATCCAGTATTACAAGCTGATATCGGTCGAAATCGCCAAAACAGACGAGGATTACGCCACGGCGGATATCGCTATCGCCTTTGACGAAAAGGCGGAAATCTCGCTGGATAACGTCTCAATCGTGGTGCAGTCATGAGTGATACCAATCAATATACCGATCTGCTGTCCGGGCATTTCGTCGGTCTCGAAAAGTTTACCCAACTTATCTATGAGTTGACACAACCATTCCTGGAACTCGGGCAGGTTGCCGAATCCCTGCCGCTGGCTTTCGATCTGGATACCGCCGTCGGTGTCCAGCTTGACGCCGTAGGCGAACGTGTGGGTATCGGGCGGCGTCTGAATGCTCCGCTCGAAGGCGTCTATTTCGCGTTTGACACGGAAGGTGTGGGATTTGACGAGGGTGTCTGGAAAGGCCCGTATGATCCGGCGGAAGGAGTCGTCGAACTGGACGACGAGTTTTACCGCGTCGTCATCCGGGCCAAGATTGCCGCCAATTCCTGGGACGGCACGAACGAAACGTTACCCGGTATTTTGGACTTGATCTTTTCGCCGGAACTCGGGACATATGCCTCTTACGAGGATCATCAGGACATGAGCATGGTCGTCGCCCTGTCCGGCAAAGTCCCGTCCCCGCTGCTGATGCAACTGCTGGTCAAGGGATACATCAACATCAAACCGGCGGGTGTCAGGATTTCCTACTACTACACGCCTTCTGTCGAGGGGCCTCTTTTCGCATTCGACATCGACAACAAGTATTTCGGTGGTTTTGATACCGGAGTCTGGGGGACTCCACACAAAAAGGAATAGACAATGGC